CAAGCTAGGGTATCTGGGCAAATAAACATAGTTGTACAGGAATCTGGCGAAAAATTACTACAAACAGTTGTTAACCAGTGTAATAACTTTAAACAATCTGGTAAAAAGATCTGTATTGTAGCCTGTCCAGACCTAGAAGTGACAGCAGATGAGCTAGATAGCTATGTGCATGCACTTAATCACATATTCGTGCCACAGGATGTATACCTAATGGCATCCCACCCAGGATCTGATCTAGAACCAGTAGAGTTTTTAGAGAATACAGACTGGGAATCAGACAATGAGTTTCTCATGGTGCTTATACAGCCATTTGAAGAGTTAGAAAAAGCAAGTTCTAACTTAAATAAGATAGGATTCTATAAATCTTGGCCAAAAGGCTACTACGAATCCACAGTAACTAAACGCAAAACATATAGGAGATTACTATGCGAGGAATGAAGAAAACGGCTAAGAATAAAAAAAATATGAAAAACAAAAAGCCGATGAAAAAAAACGGAAAAAAAAAGTAAAGAAAAAAGGTAAGCTAGTTATAGCTATCGGATTACTTAAATAAGGAGAAACAAATGGCAGACAGAGGACAAGGAGCACAGGGAGCACGAGGTCGAGGACGTGGCGGAATAGGTCAAGGAGCACCTAGTGCTGGTAAACAGGGCAGAGGTGTGGGCGGTAGATCCGCACAAGCTCGTTCTGGAAGAGGCGGAGAAAGTCAAAGCTTTAGAAGGGCTGCTAAAAAAACAGCATTAACAATGGTTGACTTTGATGACCAAATAGCAAAAGCTAAAGAAAAACAAAAAAATGCCACTACTCCAGCTGCAAAAGCAGCAGCTGCTAAAACAGTAGCAGCAGCAAGATCTGCAAAAGCAGCCTATACTAAAAAGGCAGCAGAAACTAGAGATAAAGCTAAAACTCAAGTAGCTTCTTCTCAAGGCAGATCAGCAGCACCTAAAGCAACTGGTACAGGAGGTAAGACTCCAGGACCTAGAGGGCAAAGAGGTGGAACTCCTGCTGGAAGATCATTTGGAAAAGGATCTGGTAAAGGACAACAAGGCCAAACTCGTGGTGGTCCAGGTAAAGGTAGAACTTCTAGTCGTAGCAATACAGGTAGTCGAGGCCCAGGCGGTCGAGGAGGCCGTAGTGGCGGCAGAGGTGGTCGAGGCGGAGGCGGTCGAGGCGGACGTGGAGGCGGACGTGGATGCTTCATAGCTGAGACTCTAATTCAAATGTTAGATGGAACTACTAAACCAATTATTAATATTCAAGTAGGTGAAGAAACTAAAGGTGGTATCGTACAAGCTAAAATGGAATTTTTACCTGATAATATTTATAATTACAAAGGTGTGGAAGTATCAGGATCTCATTGGGTTATTGAAGATAATCAATTTATTGAAGTTGAAAATAGTAAACACGGAATTTTAACAGATAAAATTGAAACTGTGTATTGCTTTAAAACTTCTGAAAATAGAATCTGGGTTAATGGTATAGAGTTCGGTGATTACGAATCAGGATCTTATGAAGATTGGGAACCTCACTTTGAACAAGTAAAAGAAAAATTAAACAGAGAGCTATTATCAAAATAATACATATGAAATTTTCAGAATTAGCAGATCTACTTAACAAAAAATCTAAGGAGCAAGCCCATGCAACTAGATCTAAAGTTAGAACTACCCGACAAAGAAAGCAAACAAAGAAAGAAAATAGAACTAATGTGTAAGCATTGTGAGCATAGTTGTCATTGCGGTAACGGAGGACAGTGTTCAAGTTGTGGCTGCTTAAACTGTGAGCACAATGCATTAGATGATTTTTATAATAGGTTAGAAGATGACAAAAAAAAGTAAAAGTAAAAAAGGAAAAGCAACGCCAACTAACCCATCACTCTATGCAAGAGTGAAGGCAGAGGCAAAGCGTAAGTTTAAAGTATACCCATCTGCTTATGCTAATGGCTGGTTAGTCAGAACGTATAAAAAAAGAGGTGGCGGATATAAGAGTTCCTAATGGCCAAACCAAAAGGAGGATTAACAGCCTGGTTTGGTAAAGGACCTAAAGGAGACTGGGTTGATATTAGTGCTCCAAAGAAAAAAGGAAAGTTTCAAGCCTGTGGACGTAAATCTGCATCAAAAAGTAAAAGAGGCTATCCTAAATGTGTACCAAGATCTAAAGCAAAGTCTATGTCATCAGGACAAATTAAAAGTGCTGTGTCTAGAAAAAGATCTAAAGCACAAGGAGTTGGAGGCAAACCAACAAATGTTAAAACGATATTAAAAAAGAAATCAAATGGCAAAAGATCCAAAAAAAGGAACAGGTAAAAAACCAAAAGGATCTGGTCGTAGATTGTATACAGATGAAAATCCAAAAGATACAGTCAAAATAAAGTTTGCAACTCCAGCTGATGCAAGGGCAACAGTTGCAAAGGTAAGAAGAATTAAAAAACCATACGCTCGTAAGATACAAATTTTAACAGTAATGGAACAGCGTGCAAAAGTTATGGGCAAAACTAAAGTAGTTAGTATTGCTAATAAAGCTAAACAATCATTAAAAAGGAAACACAATGCCAAGAAGACTAACAAATAAACAAATGAAAATAGCAAAAGTTGCACAGCCTCGTAATAAAATTACGAAGGCAGACTTTACTAAATTAAAGAAAACAAAGAAACCTAGGAAGAATGGCTAAGACTCCAGCATGGCAAAGAAAAGAAGGAAAGAATCCAAAAGGCGGATTAAATGCCAAGGGTCGTGCATCTTATAATAAAGGTAAAACAAAAACAGGAAAGAAACGTAATCTTAAAGCACCAAGTAAAAAAGTAGGCAATAAAAGAAGAGCCTCTTTTTGTGCAAGGATGAAAGGCATGAAGAAAAAATTAACTTCTAAAAAAACTGCTAATGATCCTAATTCAAGAATTAATAAATCACTAAGAGCATGGAATTGCTAAAGGAGAACATTATGAAAAAAATAAACAAAATTATCGAATGGGTAAAGAACTATGATAGTTGGGCAAAGAAAGATTATATCAAGGCTGGTATAATTGTAGTAGTTGTTCTAGCTGTTATCATTAGTATCTTTAGCTAAAATGTTATTGGATAAAAAAGATAATAAAGAACTAACAGATAAACAAAAAACATTTTTATCTGTTTTATTTGCAGATGCAGATGGAGATCCTAGGAAAGCAGCAGAGCTTGCAGGATATGCTCCAACATCCTACCCAAGAGTTGTACAAGGATTAAAAGATGAAATTATTGAAAGAGCTGAATCTGTTTTGGCAGCACACTCTCCCAAAGCTGCACTCGGTATTAGTCGTGCTCTTACTGACGATGGGTCTATTCCTGGAGCTAATATTAGAATGGAAGCAGCAAAGCAAATATTGGATAGAGTCGGTCTGGTTAAAAAAGAAAAAATAGATATTAATGCAAAAGTTGCCCATGGCATATTTGTACTACCAGCTAAAGAAGCATGAGCTTAGGATTAAAAAAAAGAGTTTCACGAACCATCCCTTTTGGTTATAAAGTTAACGAAGAGGATAATAAACTATTAGAGCCAATCCAAGAGGAACTTGAAGCTATAGAACAAGCAAAACAATATATTAAAAGTTGTTCCTATCGAGAAGTTGCTGGCTGGATGGAAAGAAAAACAGGCAGATATATATCTGCTCCAGGTTTAATGAAAGTACTAAAACGAAGTGAATGATGTATTACCACCTAAACCAAAAAATAAAAAAGTAGCTAAAGCAAAAAAATCAGCTAAAGCTAGTATTAATGATATAGCTAAACAAGTACAAAAAGCAAAAGATAGTTATCATAATGCACAAAAAAAATTAAAGAATAAAAAAGAAGTAATCAAAAAAGCTGATAATATATTAGAAAATAAACAAAATATATTTGTAGAAGAAGAGCTTGATAATATACCACCAAATGTTAAAGAAGCTGTACAAGAAAAAGAAATAATATTTGAACCTAATGAAGGTCCACAAACACAGTTTTTAGCAGCATCAGAACGAGAAGTATTTTATGGTGGAGCAAGAGGTGGAGGTAAATCATAT